AATGATACCCGACTAAAATTTAAGGGTATTCTACCACAATAACCGCTAAAAATAGTCAAGAATTTAAGCTAATTAAAGAAATTTAAAATATTAGAGATGAATAATAAAAATGGTGGGTTGTGAGAGACTCGAACTCTCGACCGACGGATTAAGAGTCCGAACCAGTTATAATAGATATTAATCAATAATAAATTATAAATCAACCACTTACGCATATAGATATTATATATTTATCCATTAGTCCTATCAACCTTCCATACCTTTTTACACCTATCTTGTCAAATTCTCGTCAAACTAAAATCATTTAATCCTAGCTGATCATTGAGTTAATGATAAACAGTATTTAGAAAGTTCGGTGAATTTTCATCGCGCTTTAGGTGTAACCGCCCGCTAAATTTGAGAAATAAAAACGCCCTTTAAATCATCATTAAAGGGCGTTTAAATTTTACACTTTAGATAAACCCGCACAATATAACTGTCCCTAAAAAAGCAAGATAATTTCCTTTTCTTGCTTTTTTCATTTAGTGAAATGGCATTACATATCTGCACTTATTTAGCCGTCCATACCTCCCCAGTCTAATTCGACCGCAGTCAGTCGTTTTGCCGCAATGATGACTTGCTATGCCTGCCGAAGAGAGTAATCCTGTGACCAATTTAAACAAGCACAGGAAACCACAAAATGACAAACTTTAGAATGAGAACCGAGCAAGAAATGATGATGGAATTAGCCCTTGTTGCCGTGAAAGAACACGACGGTTTTATTGCGGACGGTTCGCAATATTCACTACCTAACGGACGGGGGCAAACCTTTGTGTATAACACAGCGTTTTTAGATGTGCGGTTTGTGGAAGACGGGCATAAAGATTGTGTAGTCAGATTTACGTCCACACTTGCCCCTTTCGCCCCACCGTTTTATTGTTTGCTTTCCGAATTAGAAGACTAATGCAAAAGGCTTCGTGATCACGCGAAGCCTTTTTTACTGCTAGAATTTATAGACTAAATTGTCTTCATACGCCACTTGGTAGTTCAGTTTTGCATTCACCGTAATGCGTTTGGCGTTTTCAAACGCCTGCCAATTATCCACCTTATCTTCCAGCATATAATTCACAAATCGAATAAACTCCGACTTCGTCGAGCTAAAGAACACATACGGTGGTCGCGTAATATTGACCAGTCGCAAGAAATCAATCAAATCAAAATAGGTGGCTTGTTTGTAGCTTTCCTGCTTGGTGCAAAGGTAAGGCGGATCTAACACAAATAACGCTTTCGGATCATCGCTAAACTTAGGCAAGAGTGTGTGGAATGATTCTTTCACAATCTCTACGCCGTCCAAATAGCCCTCTGCACCAGGGTAATCGCTTAACCGCACACAATGCCAGAAATCTTTTCGGTAGAGTTCTTCCAATGAGCCGACTTGCTGACCGCTGAACAGCAACCAACTCGCCAAACAATTTAAGTCTTTATAACCTTGAAATTCATCAATGATTTGGATGATTTCTGCCTTTAACGACTTTGGTAAACGCTTATTTTTCGGCGTAGTGTTACTAATTTTTGCAAAGATTTGTGCACGTAAGGCATTGGTGTCATCAATATGCACTAACCTTTCCGCATAGCCATCAAAATCATTGTAGATTACATGGGCTTTCGGTTTTAACCGTTTGGCGGTGTGGCTGAGTAAGCCCGAACCGCCGAATGTATCAATAATCGTCCAGCCTTCGCCGTCATCGGGGATGTTGTCATTGAGAATCGTCTCAAATTGTTTAAGAAACATTCGTTTTTGTCCGATAAACGGCAACGGGGCTTGTTTAAAGGTGTTTTGATTTGCCATAGTTTTTCCTTTCTATTCTATGGCGTTCCGATGCTCAAGGCATTCTGACACTCAAATCAAATTAACGTGTAGTATTAACGGTTTTGCAACGAGGGCATTTGATTTCTAAATAACCAACTATCCCCACTTTCGCCAATAATTTGTTACAAAATGTGCAACGGATTGCTTTAATTGACTGCATATATTTCTCCTAATCAAAAGATTTGTTACAATCCGCCCGCCTTGCGCAAGGTAGGCGGCGTATGGCTATATGCAGGCTAATTCTGCGTAGCTGGTAACAACGAGCATTCCTAGTGCCATTGTTATCGCCGTCTTTTCTTTACTGAATTAAACTTTGTGCAGGGTAAACTCTCCTTTAAATTCTTCTTTTATTGAACATTACGGCAAGTTGATTCGGACTAAACCGCCAGCCTTGGTCAGTATTTCTGAGGGCATTAAAACACCATTCGCTACAAAAATACTTAGAGCGTTTTTGTTTGATGCCAAGTACGATTCCTAACGCACCCCACCAGTCGTATTTACAGCCCAAAGTGCGGTCAAAATAGGCTTTGATTTGTGCTTCGGTTACACCGTCGAGCGGAATTAAATCCCATTTTTCTCTATCATAAACATCAATTTGCTTGCAACGTACACCGCCGTCTTGCACTGATGATGAGTAACAATCCCATACGGTGTGATGTTCGTAATGATGCCCATTGGTAAACTCAATGCGTTGCACGGCAATTTCGCAGTGTGAATAACCGCCTTTCGTGAAAAATCGAGTAATGCGGTCGGCGATTGCTTTAACTGGCTCTTTGCACCAGTCTCGTTTGTGCTTGTACATCGCCAAATAAACCTTAGCCATTTTGGTATGCCTCCATCAAGTTATCCATTTGTTTGATAATGTCATCATGGATTGATTGCATTTGCTCAATCGTGAGATTAGGAGCTTTGAGCTCATACTTGCGCATACGTTGGTTGGCAAGCTCCATTTGTAGTTTTTTCAAGCCTGCCGCCTGCGTCAAAATCAGGTTTGTGGCGGTCTTATTATCCAGTCTTGCGCGTTGCGCGAAATCTGAGATATAACGACTGCACTCGCCTTCATAATTTGCGGCTTTAAAGGCTTCTGCGGCAGCTTCTCGCTCCTTATACTCTTCGGCAAACCTTGTCCATCTTGCACTAATGTTAGCCGCTGTATCATCAATGCTATCAACTAGATTTTTAATTAGTTCAAGCTTAATTTCTGTTTTCTTTTTTTCATCGACAATCCAGCTGTTTCCGTTCCATTTATGCAACTCCGTCGGCTGTTTAGCAACTAAGATATACTGTTTTTGAAACTGAATAAGCTGTTTATTATCAAGCTCTGATTCGTTTTCTACATCTATTTCAATAAAATGATTTAAGTTTTGCGGAATAGGGAAAATTTGATAACTATTCAAATTTTCTTTTAAAAAATAGACTTTCATTTAACGCTCCTTTATCGAATATCGATACGTTTTACAAAACGACCAGCAAGTTCTTCAATGTGTATTGTTGTACCGTTTCTATCAACAGTCACAGCGAATGTCTTGACTTCTACATAATAAATAGGTCTACCACCATTGCTGTGTGCATTTACTTCACGAACAGCATGCAAATGAACTCCGCCGCCTCTTTTACCTTCAATTTCTGCACCCACTTCAAAACTGATGAGTTCAATATTGTTATTATCATCAAGCCTGTGACTTTCTGATGATTGAAGATATAAAATTAACGTTTTACCGAAGCACTTCTCTGATAGAGTAATTGACCCAGTACTCACGCTACCTTCCCAGACTTTTTTTAATGTGCCAATTTGAGACAAATTCTTTTGTGCCTGCAAAAATTGCTGATTTATATCAGCTTTTGCATTGTTGATTTCTCGCAAAGTTGATTGTTTATTCTCTTCTGTTTTTTGTTCAACACTCTCAGATAACGCTTGCATATTTTGCGCAAGTGTACCCGCATCTAAAGCCCCAGCATTTTCAACAACACCGAAAGCCTTCACCCAGAATTGCACGTCATCAAATGTGTTTTTTGCTTTGATGCATAATTTGAGGATTAATGATTTAGGGCGCGTTTCATTGCCACCTGTTGCCATTTGAGAGGTGTCTTTAGGGGAAACAAAACCATTATCGCTATCTGCATTGTCATAACCAAGAGTGCTCCACAAATCTGAAGACTGGGCAAATGTTGTATAGTCAAAATATGGATTTTTGCTTCCTTGACTTGAGTGATTAAACCAAGAATCGTAGTCTATCGGTACTCTATGCACATGTCGCTTGAATTCATCCTCTTGCGTTTGCCCCACTTGCAAACCATTGCCAGCATTACGGATAAATCTATCCTCTGCTTTTGGCACTGCTGCAATTGAGCCATATTTACCGACTAAGTGACGATATAACTCGGGGTAATTTTGCTGTGTAACGGTTGTTCTGATTGAATCAAAGGCAATCCAGCCTGCAGGAATGTTATCCACGGCAAAATAAGCCGTCATGCCTGTGTCGCTACGAGTTAAATCAGGAAGTTGGTTGCTGTCGCCCAAAGTGCGGTATAAATCGGGAAAGGTTTGTTGGTTAAATGTCGTGCCATCGGCTTTTAAAAAACCAACGGGATTAGTTACCGCACGAGGAAATGACACCACCGCACCAATAGGCACGCCGTCGCCGCCTGTCTCTTTCCATTCTGACCAATTTGAGCCATTAAAAAAGCGTGTTTTGATTTTGTTATCATTTGCTTTACGTGCAATTTGACGCACCGCATTTGTTGCCCCACCGCTAACTACTTCAATATGCCATGCCCCATTTTCGGGTAGATTTTGACCGCTTGCTAAGTAATAATTGCCATCGGTTTTATAGCCATTGGCATCGCCTTGCCCTTGTTCTACTTTGAAATTCCCAATACCATAGCCTGCAAGTGTATTAGGTTTGTTTATAATATGTTCGTTAAAACGAGGTTTGTAGCCCTCATGGAAAAGATGATAATTATTATACGAAATACGATGATTTGAGCCGTGTAATCTCAATGTATCATCGCCAAATACCAGATGTGCATTATCAGAATCTGCACCAATATAGACTTTATACCCATTATCCCAGTGTCCTTTATTTGCAGAAATCAACACGCCATTTTGGAATTTAGTCTGGCTACGGAATAATTTATCCCCCGCTATTTCTTCATTGCCACTTAACCCCACTTTACCGTCCGCCGTAGTTTTGGCTTCTACTGCTTTGTCATAGGCGGTTTTCACGGCTGCACTGGTTGCAACTGTGTCTGCACTATTGCTATTTACTGCAGAGGATTTCTTGCTGTTGGGGATAACATTGCCAAGTGAGCGAGTATTGGAGTCAATCAGTTGCTTGAGCTGATAGGCGGTTTTAGGCGTTAATGCTAAATCTTCACGTTGGCTATCGTAGCCTGTGTAGAGTTGAGTTATTCCTTGTTTTTGCAAGGTTGCTTTAGCGATTTCGTGAGTGTGACCTTGCTCATCAACAAAATTCACTGTGTCTGCCGTTAGGCTTTTAGGATTGCTATAGCCTTTCGATAACGCCAAAATCGCATCACGCAATGAATTAACATTTTCTTCTGTTGGCTCGATATTGGCTTTTTCCAACACGGCTTTTAATTGATTAAACAACCACTGGTCTTTTTTATCGTTCATCTGTTGAACATAGTTAAAGTCTTGCACTGTTGGCGTATCATCGCCTAAATGCGCCCAGCCTGCTTCATAATTAGTTTGAGAGAAGTCGGTTAAATCGCCATTTTTCGCCCAAGTAATTCTTTTGAATAAATCAATTAGTTTTAACTTCATTTGTTATCCTTATGCGTTATAAATTCTACCGTTACCTTTACACCTGCTGCCGTGGGAATCCACAAAACCGGCTCTTGTTCTACCGCATCCAACCTATTTTTTTCCATTCGTGTAATCGCTATATGCACATCTGCATCCTGTCCTTCTGTGATTGAAACACGCTCTGCTAAAAATATAGCCCTACAGGCTTCAATTACATCATCAAGGGTGCCATGTGAATGATTGGCGATAACTTTCCATTTAATTAATCGTCGATAATGCTCATCGAGCATATAATTAAAATCTCTAGAATTAGTTTGCGTGGCTAAATCACGAATAGGGGCTCGACTAAAGGGTTTTGCCTTTGATTGACCAGAAAAACCGAAATACCAATCGCCATTTACTCTAGCGAAAGGGCGTGGCATACCGACAATATCGCCTACGCCATCAAGTTGTTTTCCTATAGCGGTATCAATATGCCTTTCTGTAAGCATTTGCTTTAAGGTTGCTTGAATTTCGTGATGCGGTAAAAGAAGAAGTGATAAAAATGTGTTTAAGTTAGGCGAGTAATTAAATTGAGAAAGTAATCGCTCTCGCCCTAACTGCTTAAAATCATCATTAAGTGCGGTTAAAATATCTTTCATATTTTCTCCTAACTCATCACAATGATAGACGGATCGAAAATCGCTTCTTCATCAGGTGCGATGGTAATATTCTGTTCTTGGTATCTTGGCTCTGGATCGGTAATATTATTCGTTTTACCTATCTGAACGGTAACTTTTCCCACGCCTTGAACCTCAATGCAAGCAGCAATAAGGCGTTGATGAATTACATCTGCTCCCACGCCAAGTGATTTACCATATTTCAAGATATTGTTGAGTGCACTTACAATGTAACCAGCTCTCGCAATTTCATCTTCATCAACAAAGGTTTCAATGGTAACTTTTAACCAAATGTAACATTTAGTCGGACGACTAAATTTAATCAAGTGCGGTTGGTTTTGACTGTCTCGCACGGTAACTTCGGTTTGCCCGTGTGTGCCAATACCCAAAGGCTTAAATTTTAATAATGTCGATGCGATATCCGTATCTAAACCACCTTTGACTACCGCATACAGTGAACGCTTAGGAATACCATTAATCGTCTGATCTGCATCGTTTTCATAAATTCTCAATGAATGAACGCCCGCCACCTTGCTTAAATTGGCATAAAGTGAATCAATTGTACCGGCTCCATTTTGCCAAACACCACGATGATAACGTTGATATAATTCAATATCACTTTCTTCTAAACGACCGGATGCACCTTCAACAACATTGTTCACTTCAACAACGCCATCAATCATATTTACCAGTTCAATCATTTGCCCAATATCGGCTTTATCTTCACTAGGGCTTTCAGTGGAAAGCATACAACGCACGCCTAAGCGAGAAAGCGTAAGATTTTGGCTAACGGAGATAGAAAAGTGCGGTATAGATTGTGCCGAAATCTCAATAATTACATTATCATTACTCACATCGGCATAACTTATCGCTTTTAATTGATTGGCTAAACCTTGAATAATACTCGCACTTGATGAACGCATTGCTGTAAAACGATACGTCACACCATTAACTACGACGGAAAATACATCGCCCGTATTAATGGTATTTGAATTTAGCTCAATCCGTGCATAAGCAGCTTGATTTGAATCAATGCGTGCGTCTTCATCTGAATAATATAAAATCTGTGTTCCTGCATTGCGTACTGCAGTATATCGGGGGATTTCAACGCCAGTATTACCGTAAAAAATCACTGGCACCGTTGAGTGCTCTGCTTGTAAACGAGTGACTCCTGTAAAAGAAACGGCGCGATCTAAATTTGCTCCGGTTGCGCTCATCGGATACATTGCACTATAAACGCTTTCAATAAGCTCCCATAAGGCGGCAAAACGTTCTGACTCAATGTTTAACATCATTCCCATCACTGTTTCAGGCGACAAATCAATATCTTCCCCAAACATTTTCTTCGCATTTTCATAAAGCTCTTTTAACTGCTCTGGCATACGCTTACGCACAAAGCCACTACGCGTTAATCCATAATTAGCCATTTCGTTTTATACTCACTTTGTCTTTTACTACACCTTCGTTGGTTCGTGCTGAAAATTGCACCGCCAAAACCCGATCTTTTAGATGAAATTCAAGAGATAAACGCTCTACCGCTAGAACCCCTTTCACACCCATAATCTTTTTGCGAAAAATGGATTGAATACGTGCGTTATCAGGATTCTTTGTCAAAATTTCATCAAAATAAGGCAGTCCAATTGTTGTATCTAAAAACCACTCTCCTAAAAACGTTAAAAGCACAACCTTAATCTGTTGTGCTTTTTGATTGATGCCATCTACAAGTACTAGTTTACGATCTTTTATCATCAAATCGTGTTGTCCATTCAATTTTAAATCGATCATAATGGTGTCCCTGTTGTACCACCGCTATCGCCTTTATGCTTGTGACTTTGTAATGACACACCATCTGCCATAACATCGCCAGTTGTCGTTAAAGAACCACTAACGGATACACTGCCACTGTTACCTGCCGTTGAAATACCGCCATTTACGATTACATTGCCGTTAAAGGTACTGGTTGGCGCAGTCACAGTAAAATTATCCGTTGTTACCCTTACATCAGGCGAATTGATCGTAATATTGCCATTTGGTGCGATTTTAATTTTACCGCTACCGTATTTAATACAAAGGTTCTCAACATCGGCATTTGGAGAGCGACTATTACCGCCCATTACACAAAAAGCATCGGATAAATCAAACATTCGCGGATCATCTGGCGCATCATTGCTTCCACTTAACCAATTTTCTAGAGATCGCTGCGAAAAAATCAGCAAGCAACCGTCTCCCACTTTCACTGGTAATGTCACTTGTGCTACCGCACCGTTAATATCTGCCATAGGGAACATTACCGGCACGTTTACAATATGCGGTGCATTTAATACTTCGCCATTGGCTAACCGCTTAGGAATAGAGGGTTGTACCGTTGCTCGCACCGTTTCCGCATCATAACTAACAATTTTTCCAGGTAATGACACATTAATTTCAGAAAGTGCGGTTAAAATATCCGTCATTTTTAATCGTCCTTTTTCTTACGTTTTTTACGATGTTTACTTTGCGTTTCCATCTGCGTTTTAGTCGGTGCGTTTAGATCTACTAAATGTAGTTCGCTTTGCCAATCACTAGAATGACTATCCCCCGAATGCTTGATTTTTTCCACGCGGAACCAATTTGTCACCGTCACACTTTCCAGCTTGATTTTGTCACAAGGGTTTACCATAGGCAGTAACAGGCTTTTTACATTCCAACCGTCCCTCGCTTGCCGATCAAAGGCAAATTTCTCATCTTGCTTTTTATTTGGCGTATCCTGCTTCTTACTGCGTGCTGCTTCACGTGTGCGTTCAGGAAAACCGATTAGCCCGCTATCTTTTGCCAACACATAACCCGATCGCTTTGTCACGCCATTGCGGTTTACAATCTGCAGTTCGCCATTTTGGATCGACCACTCAAGCCCCGTTCCTGCAACGACTTTGTCTAACGCTTTACGTGCGGCACCGTAAAAACTAAAACCATTTGCCCAAGTGCGTGATTTCAAATTATCTGCACCAACTACGGTTACGCCCATTTTTGCAGCAATATCATTAGTAATTTGCGTAGAACTCACGCCACCAACATAACCTAATGAAACCGCCGTGTCGCGAATTTCTACCAAGCCATCTAAAACATAAAGCTCCGTTACCCAATCTGCGCCTTGATGATAAGAATACGCCGTGGCAATATCCCCCGAGCATAACAAAACATTACCTTCCTGCTCATATCCTGCATACAACACACATCGCATATCTGGCTGCTCAATAGTTTTTCGTGTAGTGGATGCAAGGTTATAGATTTTAATGGTATTTTCGTTCGGCTCGGCTTCACAATCTTTTTCAATATCGAACTCAATACGCATTGGCGGCTCAATCACAATGGCATCTTTTTGCCCTTTCTTGCCAATCATCAATTTATAACTACGTAAAAAGCGATAACTCATTCATCCACTCCGATATAAATCAACACCGCCTTGCCATTGATAAAATCATCACGCCCAATCGTTTGTAAATTATCATCACGCACCGCAATCAATTCTCCAAGTGGTAATTCATCACGACGCACTGGTGCAATTAAAGGACGATTCGGCAAAATCACAATGCTTGAGACCAGTTCATCGTTATAAGCATTTTCAATAGTGAGCGACCAAAATCCGATTGTGTCGTTCCAAGAAAAGTGTAAAAAAAAGACTTCATCATCAAGATTTACTTCGGTAATAAAATCGTTTTTATTTGCAAGGTTTATTGTGATCATTGCTTTTTACCACTCCATTCGCCTAACTTCGTGATTTTTTGTGCCTGCGTATTTGTCGGCTTGCCAGTTTGTGCTTTGCCGGTTTTTGCTTTCGTCTGTCCCGCTTTGCCTTTTGCGTTTGGCGCGGCTTTATCTGGTGGCACCTCTTCCTTGCGTAACGTCACTTTTTGAATTTTTCGAAATTCTGCACTAATATTTAACCGCTCGCCGTCATCACTGTTACGCTCAATATCAAGGCTTTCAATAGCAAAATCTTCATACACATCAAGACCGGTAACAATCGTCACTAATTCCCGCTTAGCGTGTAATTCTCGCAACGTCTCTTTTGCTGCAATCAATTTATATTTCCCTAAGCCAACATTAAACAATGTTCCTGTGCCAGTAATCACGCCACTAAGGCTTAACCGCTCACTTTCCCGTGTAATGTGATCAGAAATTACCGTACCGTCTTCAATGGGATATTCCGTGATTTGGCTAGAAAGTGATGTGTTTTCGGTTAAAAGTGCGTCCAATTCCAATACGCCAATTGTCGTACGCTTGCCCGCAAGGGCTGAAAATAAAAGGTTTACTATGCTCATAATTTACTTTTAAGCCTAAATAAAAACCCCGAACACTCGCAATGTTCGGGGTTTGTTTTTTAAAGTACGGTTAAAATCAACCGCACTTTTTTACCCAGCATATTCAATCGCCCCCATTCCAAACGATGTAGATGAACCACGGCTTAATTTGTCTGATACCGCATTAGCCACACTGCTAGGATTAGCGGAACCTTGAATATTGAAGTTATTGGTTTGCGTCATATTCTGATTAGGTGCAAAAATAGGACGACCGCCATAGCCTAACCGCTGTGGCGATACGTGACCGCTTACTGGTGTAGTTAAGGCTTCGCCGCTCAGCTTAACTTCTGCTTTCGCCCCGTCAGAAAACAAATCTCTAATCCAGCTCGGAATAAGTGAATTAAACCAGCCCACCACGGTATCGATAGATTTTTGCCACGCATTTTTAAACATCATCGTAACGCTATTCCATTTTTCGCCAGCATCTTTCTTTACATTATCCCAGCTTTCCGCTGCTTTATTTGTGATGTTATCCCACATCTCGCTTGCACCAGTGATGATACTTTGCCAAATCTCCGCCGCTTTTGTGGAAATGGCTTCCCACGCAGCAATGGCAAAGGCTTTCACTTCATCCCAATACACAACAAGCAAGATAACCAAGCCAATTACCGCACTAATCGCAAGCAAAATTGGGTTACTTGCTACCGCCATAAACATCGCGCGACCGATCGCAAAAATACCTTTTACCACTGTGCCAACGACAGATTTAAATATCACGCCAAATTTGACCGCCCCACGTTTCAAAAGCGAGAATGCGCCACTGCCGACACGGGAAAATAATTTAAAATGTTTTTGCGCCCAGATAAATGGAGATGCAATCCCTTTCGCTACCTTAATAAAAGGTTTGGTTACAAACATTACGGATCTAAATCCACCTTTCAACAATCCGAAAAATGCACGGAATGGGGAAAATAACGCCCATACAGCGGAGATAATACCGCCCAGCACCATTAGCCCAACAGAATAAAGCGGTAGGAATTTCAAGCTTAATCCATCAATCATATCGCCCACACTAGACCAAGCACCGGCATAATCCCCATTAATTAATGCGCGAATAATCCGCACCATACCGCTTACCGTATTAATGAGATTCCTCACGGCGGCAATAATATATTCTAAAACATCAGTAGCAAAAGCCTGCCAAGAGTCAAAATTAATCTCAACGCCCGCCATTCGGCTTAAATCTTTTAATAAACCACGAACATTGATCCAAAGCTTATCCGCCAGTTTACCTAGCGCGGCGAATTTATCCGCCCAAACTTCATAGCGTCCGACTAATGCCCCAGTAAAGGATAAATCGCCCTGTGTCCAACCATAAATATCTTCTAACACCAAGGCAACGACACCCGCCGCCGCAGCCATCGCCAAGTAAGGTGCCGCCGCACGTGCACCCATCATTAACAATTGATGCAAGCTCTTTTTCGCCGCTGCCAGCGCAAACATCAGCTTACCACCGATTACCGTACCAGCTAAAAAGCCCACTAAACGAATGTTTTCTATTACCCATTCAGCAGCATTATAGAAAGCCGCGCCGAGTTTAGAGACTTTATTGACCGCTACATCAATCAATTGACCGGCTTTATTTTTCAGAATCGTCATACCGCGCCCAAAGGTTTTCGGCATCTGATCGAATTCTTTTTGGATTTTATCCGCTTGTTTTAGCAGACCTTGTGCGAGTTCTTTTGATGTGAGCTTACCTTCTTTACCTAGATCTTTTAATTGCCCAATCGGCACGCCAAAACTATCAGCAATGGCATTCGCTAAACGTGGGGCTTGTTCAATAATTGAGTTCAGCTCATCGCCACGTAATGCACCCGAGCCTAAGGCTTGACCAAGCTGCATCAAGGCGGCTTGCTGCGCCCCCTGATCACCGCCGCCAATCGTCATCGTTTGCCCAATTATTTCCGTTAAATTTAACGTATCATCAAGACTTAACCCCAAATCCCCCGCACTTCGATTCACTTTTGAAAATAAATCCGCACTGGCGAGATAGTCTTGTCCGGAACGTTGTGAAAGGTCGAAAATCTGACTCAATGCATATTTATGTTCTTCAACAGATTTTGTCGCCAATTTCACACGACTATCCACCGCAGCCCATTCATCGGCAATTTTGATCGCACTACCACCGGTAACCATCGCAAAATAACCAGCAACAAGGTTACGTAGAGAAAGCATTTGATTTTTAGCGTCTTTCAGATTATTACCGACCTCTTTCACGCTCACGGCAGCCCCTGAGAATTTAGCGCGTAATCCATCGACTGCATTATTCAGGTTGCTACGAATGCCTTTTGCCGCCTGTTGAGTTTGAACAACATAAGCCTTTAAACCGGAATTATCGACTTTATAACGCAATAACGTTACCAGCTCACGTATAGCATTCATCGGTTTTTCTCCATTTGTTTTGCTTCCATCGCATCTACCGCATCTAGTAAGCGATTAATCTTCAAAAGCTCGCCCATATCCGTCAATCCTGCCGTATTAAGCTCTGTTAGTGTAACTTTACCGGCTAAAAAAGGACGCCAAGCGATCATCTCACTTAGCGTCTGTTCGCTGTATTTACCAACGCTTACGCTTTCTTCACAAGCTCTTGCACCGACCCAAGACGGGCAAGAAATTTCGTAAAAAAACTGCTGAAATTAAGTTGTAAGATGAAAATTACCAACTCGATAAGCTCCGACATATCATCAAACACCAAATCAAAATCAGTTTTGCTAAGTTTTTTATCTGTCCCATTGTTGAAATCATCACGCTGCACCGTCACTAGTTCAGGTTTAATTAGCATATCAGCTAGTTTAACTAACTCTTGGCCGCTTAATTGCTGGCTTAAATCTTGTAAACCTTGCGCAAAATTCGCCGCACTTTTCTGTGCTAATTCGGCTAACTGAGCTGACGTTGCATCTTTCGGTTTTTCATCGCTAAATCCGATTACTTTCGCCAGTGACGGTACAAGGGTTTTCTGCAAATCGCCAAAAATGCGTAACTGATCCATTACCGAAAACTTTTGCACAAAAAAAGTGCTTTCGCCAATTTGAATTTCACTGCGTGCCATCAGTCATTTCCCCCTACAAATAATTTACCGTCCGCAGTTTCAAGCGTCCACTCGCGAGAACCCACTTCTTTTCCAAGCTCAAGTTTCGCCGATTTAACCACCCACGCCGTGCTTGCAGCGAATAATGAGCGACCACGCAAGTCTTTTACCGCAATTGGAAAGGTTGCGTTTTTACTCACTTTATCCGCTGCATAGAGTTCACTTAACACATCATTGGTATCACTGGTTTGTAATAACGTTAATGTGACTTTTTTACGTGGATCGGCACTGGTTGCACGTGCTACTTCGCCATCTGCACCAGCAACAGATGATACGCCGTCAGACATTTCTTCAATATCAATAAAGGTTCCATCTGCAAAGCCAGAAACAATAACCGCCCCGATCACAATACTTACTTCATCGGGCGCATAAGTTGCTAAAGCCATAAAATTCTCCTAAAAAATGACCGCACTTTAGCGGTCTGTTAATGATTAAAGACTGTAAGCCAGATTGCCCTTGATTTCTGTTAAGTGAATAGCACCGGCTAAACGTGCCGAGAATTTCACATCTTGCAATAAACGCTTACCTTTATTGTTATTCGACACCTTTGCCGCCAGTGGAAGGGAAATCACATAACTTGGAATTTCCTTGTTATTATCATCCAATTCTGTCGGCGCAATACCGCCACGTGCTACACCTAAATCTAACGCCTGACGCACTGCCGCACCAATTAATTGAATACCTTTATCGGTGTAAGGCACTTTGCCGTAAGCATTGATTAAGACGGATGTCACATTAATTTGTACTTCCTGCACCAACCAATCACGGAAACGGATAATATCGATCCATTCCCCAGCTGCGACTTTGCCGCCTTGCGTTACCGCAAAGCTATCGTTAAATTTCTCAAATGTCGTTGCGTTTTTCTTCGAGCAAGCTAAGTATTCGCCTTCCATTAACGGCGAATAAGATACGCCAGCAAGTTTTTTCAAGTTCCACGTTTCTGACCCCGGATAGAATGTGAAGGAATAGCTCATTAAGGCAATTTCTGGGTATTCTTCCGTTGCTTTATGGGAATACATTACCGCCGAGCGGTAATATTGTTTCGCTTCAAGTTTGCTCGCAATATCGGTTTTCTCCGCCGATTGTGGCAATTTTTCATCAGCAGAGGCGGTAACAAATAATTTACCATTGGTTTCTGCCCACGCCGCCGCCAACATCACATCAGCGTCTTCACGCGAGACCAACGCCAAGCCATACCAGCTGTTATTTTCTCGTGCGACCGCAGCAAGCGCATCCGTCACGCTTTCATCTTGTGCTTTACGTCCGATAAATACCTGTACCACGTGTGACGGCTGTGCAAAGGCGGTAGCCACAGCGATATAAAGCGGATTGTTTGATTTTAAGCCTAAATCCAATAATTCATTTGGATCGGTGACTACCAGCAAACGTGCTGAATTATTCAGCGTATGTTCGCCTAAAATTAATAAATCACTAAAAGATTTACCGGCGATTGTGGTTGTATTTAAATCAATAGCCACATTTACCAAGCGATCAATTTTCGCCATTTTCATTTACCCCTATTAAATTTTTCTCAGAAGCACGTCCTATGTTTGCCGTCACTTCCACTTGTTCAATAATACCCACAATATCCTGCACACTAGCCGCATAACGAATTTCAAGCTCTACCATTGCCCGATCTTCATATTCACGCTGTTCATTTAGAAAGGCTAAATGGGTAATCCGCCCAATGCGAATCAATGCCACGCCATCATTTAACCAACGCTCACGACAAGACTGCATAGATAAGCGCATACAAACATCTCGCAATGCCTGTAAACTGTTTCCACCGAAATAATTCAACTCAAGCACGGCATCGATATGAGTTTTTACCGTCTGATTGCCTTCATCATTTACCGCCGAATAATGAAAATGTTCTGGTGTCCTCTCAAACTTCAGTTCATAAGTAAAAAATGGCTTTTCTGGCTCACGCCCATTTTCATAGGTGCGAATAAAAGGGCGATCCGATAGATCGCCCAATAAATCATACAAACGCTCAAGCATATTATTTTACCCGTATAGCCACGTAGCGATGATGTGACAACACACCACTGTGATAACTAGCTCGTGAAATCACTTCGTATCGCTCGCCGTCAAATAGCACTACTGTGCCATTGTGTGCATTTTCTCCAGCCACCGTTAGTTTTTGATCGGTGTAAATTTTTACCGCACTTGAAACGCGCCGCCCCTGCATTGATACCACTAGGCGATCCATTTCAACACCGCTTAACGGCTGAATGGATGCCATTAACGTCTGCTCGATTTCGCCGCCGTTTACCCACTTGCCTTTCACGTACTCTCCGTCAGAACGCACAAGTATTGTATAAGGCTTGCGAAAAGAAGATTGAGAAGAAAATATCTGCATCAGATTTCAACCTTATAACGAATTGAATTGACTAATTGCGAGGTATCTACGAGCGGTTTACTACTTTTCTTGCGCCTACGCGTAGATGGCGCATTCGGTGTCCAAGGATAAGACTTCAAGGTATTTTTCTGCTTGTCTTGATACCATTGCCCAAGTTTTGAAAGCTCTTGCACCAAATCAGCCCCTTTCGCCACATTAGAGACCACACGCCCTAAGTATTGCGCCACTGCCTGTTGATTATCTTCAAAGGTTTGACGAATAAAAGGACGAGACGGGATATGTGCCGTGCCATATTCATTCCAAATACCAATATCCACCAAGTTTTCGCCTGATTCAGAATGAACGCCTGCATCCGCTTGAACGCCTACTTTTACGCGTGCTTTGCCGATTTTGTTTATCAACTCAAGTTCTTTTTCAAGCCCTTTATTGTTGATTTTTACCTTAACCACGCTAGACACAATAACTCCCTACGGTAATCGCACCAAGGCGTACGCAAATATTGTTTAGCTCGTTATATTTCGCCAAAAAGCGTTCAGCGTTGCCGCCTTTATCGCTCCCTGAAAAATATTCACGTTCTAAATCGCCTTCACGTTCACGCCGTAAACCTGCCGCATTTACCCCGCTTTCAATCGACTGAGCCAACAAATAAGCCGCATACCACGCCACCGCCTCATCTTGCTTGTCATCAGATAAACAGTCTGGACGTTTATTATCAGCCACGCTTAACGCCTTATTTACCATATCTTCAGGCATTTGTTGGCTTAATGGGTAAAAGAGATTAAGTAACGAGTATGCGCTCATTTATTACTCCTGCTTTTTACTTTTGCCGTCTTTTTTCGCATCTTCCGCTTTCGGCGTTACGTCAATTAATACGCCACGTTTAATTAAACGATCAAGCCCTACCGCATCATCGGCAATTTCCACCTCTTGATTAGGGGCGATAAACTCGCCGCCAACACGAATTAAACGGGCTTCAATATTACGTACAATCATCGCTAAATCTCCGCTTTGGTTGCCGATAACGGATAACGTAAGAACACGCCGCCCACACGAGCCACACAGTTCACAACAAGCTCTAAATTGCGTTCTTGTGCCGGTAACTGGGTAAAATCTTGCGGCGTTTCAAGAGTTAAGTTATCAAGGGATTTTTCATAGCAAATCGCTAAGTTCTTATTCCCTGTACCCGCTTTCTCTAATTCCCATAAGCCCTGAATAGTTAAGTTAGGATGTTTACGCTTGAAGAACGTCAATACGTCCACTTTGTCAGCCGTGTTCATATACTTACTGGATAACGTCTGATAATCGGTTAGCGACAACAATAAGTGTGTTGGCTGATGCACACCTTTTGATTGCAACACGACGGTATCGTGTAGATTGTCCAAATCCGCTAGCACCGCATCCGCCGTTGCAGTTTTCCAGCCACCAGTTACCGATGTTTCTCCTAAATTCGGGTGGTTAATAAAGCCGTTTAAACCAAATTCTTTATCTCCTAACAAGGCAATTTCGTTCATCTTTACTTCCACCGCACGACGCGCCGCACGAGCTTTAGAAGACGGTAAATCCGTTTGATTAGCTGACGCCGCTTTCAACTCTTGTAGATTGTAGCCATAAGCAGCACCGATGTTTTTCACTTTCACCGCACGTTCTGTCATTGCCACATCCGCACGCGGTAAATCATCGGCATAGTTGGCAATGACTTTAGCCATGCCGACCATATCGTAAATGCGTTCAGTCACGGTTTCTGCCCATTCAGGGGCTTCAGAAGAGACAGGGACGAGCGATAAGCCATTCATACCCGGTAATTTTTCTTCATAGATTTTGTTGCGCACAAACTCTAATTGGCGTTGCGTAAACAAGCCCGCATCTTGGTTAAATACACCCACCGCATTTAAACAAGTATTGATCGCATTCAACTCGAACGCATCTTGACGAATATCTGTCATTATTTTTCTCCAATAAAAAAGCCCCAAGTTTTCACTTAGGGCATCGTTAAACATTGAATAATTAAGCTAACTCGACTAACGCGAGCTTGCCATATTTACCGCAATCTACTACGGCGGTTTTAAAGGTTGCATTCGGTAATGCTGTGCCAGTTTTTGCCACCTTGCCTGAAGCGGGGTCAAAACTTACCGCACTTCCTGCCGTAATCGCTTCGCTGTCTTTCACTACACACCACGCAACCCCTTTACGCAATACGGAAACCGCATCAAATTTCGCATAACCGCCTACTACAGCATGGGAATGTAACGCAATGCCAATGGGCTTAGTGTCACCTAATTTAGCTTGATTAGCTTTTGTACCTTGTGTGATTACCACACCAAAAGGGATTTCCGCTTCTGCTGCAAAAGTTTCTACCAAATCATAGCGGCTATCGCCTTTCATACCAGCAAAGGCTTTTTGTTGTAATTGATCGTACATAGACATCGTTTTGCTCCTATTGGTTACGACTTGCAATCATTGCCGCACGACCAGTTAATTTCGTTTGGCTATCCTGCGTGAATGTGGTTTGATTTGTGGCAGATGGTGTTAATTGCTGACGCTGCAAACCTGCCGCATCCTCGCGTTGTTTGGCATCGCTTACCGCAATATCAAACGCCGCTTCAATATAACCATCGGATTTTTGCGATAAATCCGCATCGTCTTGACGAATTGCCTTAATTACTGCTTCACGCAACGCACGGTCGGTACTATCAGCTTTCACTTCCACATTATGCACTTTCGCTACGTTTTCCAATTCAACACGCACCTTGGCTTGACTTACCGCATCTTGTTTAATTTGTTCAACCTGCGTTTCAAGCTCTTTCACTTTCGCTTCTGCCGCATCTGCGCGTGCCGCTTCTTTGTCTTTTGCTGTCACTGCGTCTTTGGCGTCTTGTTTTAGTTTATTTAATTCAACAATCACTTCGGGTGCGGCTTGATACGTAATGCCGCTATCTAAGCGAATGTCAGAAAGCGTTGTTTGAGTGTTACTCATCGGATTTTCTCCATCTTCGTTAAATTCCACGGCATCTGCCGCATCTAAATTAAGTGCGGCATTGCCTGCACGCCCAACTGTCACAATGGCTAAATGGTTAGGACGAATATTACGCTGGATCACATCATACGGCTCGCCGTCTTCTGTTGTACCGCTCGTCTCGTCAATATCTACCTTATAGCCAACCGACAATTCTTTTTTTCCAAAATCAACGGCTTTCGTATTGTGAATCACAATATCTGCCGTTAAATTTTGCCCATCTTGTTTACCTTCCGTTAAGATAGAGCCCACCACCAAATGCGCATTATTTTTCGTCACAAGTCCGTGATGATCTTCTGTAATCGGCAATCCCTTATAAGCGCGTAAACTATCCGCCTTAAATACTTCATCGGGCGGACGATATTCACGTCGAGTTTTGCCATTAGGAAGCTCATAAACAAACACCCCACTTCTTGTCAGAATAGGGGTGTCATAAATAAAACCGTTATCATCTCGCCGTGCCTGAATGCCACGGCGGTCGTATCGCATTACCATATAATGATCTCCAAAAATTGAAATTTAAATTCAATGCTCTATAATACAGAAAACCATAAATCGTAGGACATAGCACGTTTCGGACGTTAAGCAGGTGCCAGAGTGAACCAAGCACTATGTGAGATTTATGGTTTTTTCTTTTTCCGAATCCACATTGTTTTTACTGCAATTTTCTTATGGCGTTTTCTAACTTCTTGAACGCAAAAGATTTCATCTCCAATTTCTTTGCGTAGTAAAAACGTTTCATTTCCCGCATCACTTGTCCCAGTGTAGTCAATACTATCAAATGACGAAACAATCTGCGGCAACATCAAAATATCGGCTTTTGTTACCGCTCTTTGCCCACGCTTATTTTCAGCTTTCTCATTTCCGTGTTGCTTTAGAATATGGCGTATACTCGATTCATCAATGCTATGCTGCCAACCGCTTATATCTAATCCAATACTTTCTTTAGCAAGCGTAACTAAGGCAGGATCAACCGAACCAAAATTAGAAAATGACTTATTTCCACCACCGGATAATGAATTATCAAACAACTCATCTAAGTTCATTTTCCCTGTTTTGATTGTTGAAATAGGATCTATCGGTTCAGCGTCATCTCTCCCAAGATCTTCAAATTCAGGGAATACCGCCTCCGCATAGCAACGACATAAAATAGGCTCCCCCGGATGTCCGTCATCAGGTGGATTATCCCAATCAAATTGTTTACCCTCACGATCAACGTGGTGCGCCCGCTCACGCTCATCAAGCATACCGCGCCAAATATACGACTTCACGCCGATATTTTGCTGGCGCAACTTCGTCAAATGACCGTTTAACTTGCCAATTTGGTCACGAGCAATTAATGTTGCACGTTTCTCGTTGGTGTTAAGGATAGACTTCACATCATCTACCACGCTTTCCCAACGCCAACCACCGCGCACCGCTTGAGTAAAGCGACTACGCAATTTTTCTAACGTCTGCGTAGGAAGGCTTTTTATTAGACGGATATTTTCCCATTCCGCAATTTTTAATGCATCATCAAGCCAAGGTTCAGTCGTGAAAACATCGACGCTATAAACTGATTTCAGCACCTTGTGAAACTGTCTGCGATTAAAATCAGCCGTTTGCTTCACATAACCACGCACAAATTGCGTAATTTCTTTTTCATCAACAAAAATCAATACCGCTTGCAATAATTCAATAAGCCAACGTTCAAGTATGTCAGAAAAACTATCTTGTCGAATATTTGCCTGAAAGTGCGGTCGAATTTCAACGAATTTTTGATTAACCATCGTATTAATGTTTCTCGCCACACCACGTAAATAACCCACATATTCACGCTCAATTGCGTGAGGAAACAACCACGCCTTTGGCTTTCTGTTCTTCTTGATACTTTTCAACATCATCGTCATCTACCTGTGGCAATTTGTCCGCTTGAATGCCAAACTCCCCGGCAATCTGTGTTCGCAATTCTTCTGTGGATAATGCACCCGAATCAACCAAATTAATTAAGCGATCAAGCTCGATTTTCGCTGCATCCGCATTCGTTTTACGCACATCGGCTATTTCTTTGTCAGTTGGTGTATTAAGCGACGGGAATTTGATTTTCCAGTTCTCAAACGGCTTAATATGCTTTTGAAACATCAATAGTTCAATCAGCTTTTCAAGCACTGGCTTGATTTTATGTTGTTGAATACTTTCGACCAAATCGTAATAGCTTTCAAAATCGCTCTGTCCTGTGGCGTTCATACCTTTAGCTGACTGCCCGAATAAAATCGCCACTGGAATATTCACATCAGCCGAAATCGCTACTTTAAATTCATCAAGCACATCAACAATCCCGCCTAAATCCGCATTGAGAATGTTGTAATCGTCTTCGCTATCAACAGCTACGCCATTTAACAGACTACGCCCACGTTCAACAAGATTGATACGCTCTCGAATAACAGGCTCTAATCCATTATCAATTGCCAATGCAAGCCCTTTCATTTTATGAACCGCTTGCTGTTTGCGTTCAAGAATTAACGAAGCCCACATCAATGATTTTTGATAATCACGAATTTTTGGATAAACCGATCTAACCGCACTACGCCCAATCCAATGTAAGCCATTTTTTAGACGTTCTGGCAATGAATCACCGCCCATAAATAACAAACGGCTTTCATGGATTTCTACCTGACTATCAAGCGAACCAGCAATCGTACCGATATTTAACCGATAACTGGAATAGCGACCATAATTTGGCTTGGTTGGATCGGAATAGCGATTAGCCGTAGGCGAAATTTGACTTAAATCAAACACTCGCACTTCATCGATACGTGTAATGCGACTTGGCTCTAACGGCTCACTTAATCGCGCACCGTCATCGGTCAATAAAACCATAACCGCACCACCAAAAAACCGCGACCAACGCACCATATCTGCCAATGCAGGCAAAATCTTCAACCGTTCAATCTCATTGCTAATCGCATCATCTTGATCGCCTTGAATTTCAATCGAACGTGAAATCGCCGCATCTGCTGGCATATCGACCACCCGTGCGGCTAAACCACCTAACTCATATAACGTTAAATCAAAAAGTGCGGTTGAATTTGCAGAATTTCTTGCAAAATGATTAATCCCCAAGGCTTCGGCGTAGCCGTCTTGATTAAATGCCATATTAACTTCCTAACCCAATGAAACGCGACAATACATCTTCTTTCGGTGCGAAACACATTACCAACGCATCCGCCTTATTCGGTGACGGAATGCCACGCTTTTTCATATCTTTCTTACTTTCTACTTTTACACGCCCATTACCGTCATAATCCACATAAGGGCGTGCCAATTCTGCTTTTAAATATTCCAAATCCCTTATATCGGAAGAAAGACTAATCATCTCATCAACGGGATATTGCTCTTCATACGTTATCGCCCGATAGGTTTTATAGAAACGATCGCGTAAACGCCACCACGCCTGAGCCTTAATATTGGCGAACATATCTCGATTGGTTTTACCATAAACATATTCCACATCAGGCTCAAACACCGCACCCCCAGCATTAAAGCCATTAATACGAATGGATTTATCGTCTAGGCGATGATAGTGTGCTTTTACACCGGCACCCACGCCGATGCTATCGTAAACAATTTCATTTGCGCCAAATTCCAATGCATTAAGCCGAGTTCTGTCTGCACTACCAATCACATCTTCGCCGCGCCATTCATCCATTCGCAACACTACAGAACCATGAACAAAGGCATTAGCATTCGCATCTGAGCCTTCATCCGCCACATCAAAACCAATAATCTTTCGCCCTGCTGCCACAAAGCCTAGTTTTTTATGTGCATCAACCGCGGCATCAATCCACAATGGTTTAATAATAACCTTATCGCTATCAGCTACCGGTTCTCCCTCATAAACATGACGATAAAGCTCATAATCACGTTCACGCATCTGCTCCATATCTTCCATTAATTCTTTTGGAAAATATGGGTTGTCTTGCCAATTCACTAAGACCGATTTACACCGTTCAGGTGGATGAATCACAAAGCGTTGATAGGTATCGTCCAGAATGTTTTTCGGGTTGAAACTCACAATAATTTGCGAGCCATCTTCACGAATGGTCGGAATCAACACATCCCAGCTTTCTTTTGAAACATTCTCGCCTTCTTCCACCCACACTACATCAATACCCGTCATTGACTTGATTGAAGTGATGTTGGTTTTCAGCCCAGCAAACGTGAAGCGTGAACCGTTTTGCCCGATAATTTGCGTTTTCTGTACATCAAAAAAGGCTTGCAAGCCAAGCATTTCAATCTGATCTGCCAACATCTGAATCACAGAATCAGAAATCGATTTCTGAATTTCACGACAACACAACACCCGAATCGGTTGAGTATAAGCACGTAGCACTAACGCACGGGCAATGCTGAAACTTTTCCCAGAACCACGTCCGCCATAGAAAATAATAAAACGCCAAATAGATTCAAAGAGCGGTCGGAATTTCGTGGGAAATTTAAGGTTCTTCTGGTTCATCGCTAAAACTAATGTTGATGACTGCAGGTAACGCATTACCGCCTGAGGTCACATCGACTCTATCTTTAAACATACCAAGATGTTTGCCTAGTAGCTCAAGAGCTTTATTTGCACCTGTCGGTTCAAAAACAAAACATTCGGTATTAACGCTTTGTGCCGTTCCTTCTTGAGCGTTTTTTACCACAGTGGTAATGGTAAGCGGCTTTCTTCCCATACAAATATCACGATACTCTTGCAAGTCCGCAATGATGTTATCAACGGTAAGATTATGGCGTTGTCTGTGCTCTTGTTGAAGCACATCAACCCTTGATCTAATCTTGATCTTATCTAATTCTTTTTTAGCTAATCGGTTTATACTTTCGGGCTTCATATCTTGGCAATCATAACTCTGCCGATACGCTTCACTCGCATTCCCCAGCTCAATATAAAGCTGACAAAACTTTTCTTGTTTAGGCGTTAATCCACGACCAGACGTGGATTTTCCTTTCACGTCTGACATAGGAAATCCTTAAAATAACTTGAATAAAACTTATAAAACCTATAAAATACTTATTAATTAAATGTAATACTTTAGCTATGAAAGAAATCATCTATCAGCCAAAAGCATTAAAACAATTGAGAAAGATTCCAACAAAAGCACATATAATTGAAAAATGTGAGTCGCTTAAAACCTTTCCCGATTGTTCTAATATCAAAGCACTAACCAATCACACTTACGAATATCGTTACCGTGTTGGTGATTATCGTGTTTTCTTTAATATCGTTGGTAATACGATGAATATCGTATCTATTGAAGAGGTTAAAAAAAGAGATGAACGCACTTACTAATATTCAATACATTAATAATGAGCAAGGCGTACCTGCTTTTGCTGTTATGCCAATTGCCACGCTTAACTGGCTAAAACAAAAAGCGAATTTTTCAGACCCTATTGAAACAGGTATACCTGAATCTGTCGCCAAACTAGCGTTATTAAACGATTATTCTGCATTGCGTGCTTGGCGCGAGCACTTAGGCTTAACACAGGCTGATGTTGCGGGACGTTTAGGTATCTCTCAAGCAGCTTATTCGCAACATGAAAATTCACAAACATTGCGTAAAAGCACTCGCATTAAAATAGCGACAGCACTTGGCATTAATCCCGCTCAATTAGATTTTTAATCTATTTACTGCCTTTTGCTTGATCAACCCATTTATTAAGATGATCTACTTGGCTTGCGCACTTATCTCGCTCTGCGGTTACTTTAACTAACTGTATGACTACATCGCCGTATGTTTCCCCAGTAAATGCTGTTTTGACACAAGGTACAGTATAGGCTTGAGGCGGATAAATATATTCTGCTTTAGTCGTGACTTTATTTGTACAAGCGGTCAAGAACAGACTGAGGCAGACGAGTGTTGGCACAAGGCTGTGTCTTAATGATTGTTTTAACTGATTCAGCATTTTCTGTTGCTATCCTTTCTATTTCATCATTACGCTCTTGTTGAGCAATAACGGCATCACGCTCTTGTTGTAATGCAAGGCTTAATGATTTGTTAGCATCTTCTTGTTGCTGGATAGTTTTTTCTTGTTGCTTTGTCGTTATTTCCAATTCATCAATAACGCCCGACTGATAACGCAATGCACCAAACAAAACCACTACAACAACCCCTAATGCTATGTAAATGTACTTAGCCATTATCCGTTACCATTAATGCCCGATAGAGCTTACAACGCTCATCAATGCCGTTTAGCCCACCATTAATTCTTCGCGTGACTTTCTCTACAGAATTAAGTTCAGCCAATTCACAGCATTGCCAATACCAAATAGCAGTTTTAACAGATAAATCTAAATTGCTTGCCACATCTTCTGGCTCAATGTCTCTACCTAACCATTTTCTAAATGCGGCATAATTATCCTTACCTGTAATCTGAATCAGTCCACGACCACGATACTTCCAGCCATCTCCACTTTTCTCATCGCCATTACCTAAACGATTAGCATAAACACGATTAGCAATAAGTTCAGGCTTACGCTCATATTTCTTCGCTGTAAGTGAGTCTGGGAAATATTTATGAAAAGTTTTAGAAAGCCCAAGCCAAGAATAATTTAGATTTTCTTTAAATCTTGTAAATCCGCCACTTTCGTGTCCACATTGCGCTAGAAACATCGCTTGCTGCATCTTAGTTACACAACCTGCTTTTTCTATCTGTGCTGAAATAGCTTGATAAACACCTTTAACTGCGTGCGGAAAAATTTTATTGAATGTCACTTCGGAAATCATCATTGTCATCTTTATCAATTCTCCGATTAATGAATTTAAATAAAAACTCACGAATTTTCTCCGTACCAACAAAACCAATCATCGTACCGAGAAAAGAAGAATATTCAGTATGCCCAAATAAATGTGTACAAATTGGCACCGCAACACCCGCAATAGAGGCACACATAGCCGCATCAATTAAGACATAACGAATAGTCGGCTTTTTACGCATAAACCCAAATCTTAAAAGAGAAATAAATAACGCCCAAAAAGCACTCTGTGCTGAGCTAGAACTAAGATTTGTTTGCAACCAAGACCATATTAACGCCCACACATCAGGCTCTTTAATTGGCATATATTTTCTCCCGCCTGTTTTTAGGCAATAAAAAAGCCCACGTATTAACGTGAGCTTGTGATAGATGGCCTTACCCCGTGCGATTTCTCGCGCAATAAAGTCTAACAAGGCAAGGAGCTATTACTGTAAACAAAAAGCCCCGACCGTTTCCGATCAGGGCTAATAAATCATTAACACATTACATTTCCAATACAAACTTCAACGTATCCGTAATCGTTGAAAAAGTAAGCTTCTCTAAATTTTGCTTAATAAGTGTAATCTCAAAAGAGCCATCAATATCCGAGCAGCCCAATAATTTTAATTTTTCCACTCTTGTTTGATATTGTGAAATTTCTTCCACTAAATCGCCAGACAGAATGCCATTAAAGGCTTCACGTGCCAAATTGACGCTAAATCCGAATGACTGTGCTAAATAATCCACATCGATTGTAATATCTGCACCAACAAAACTATCTTTCGGATCTGAAAACTGAATTCTAATATTCATAGAGCCTTTGTAGTTGGCTTCAATCGTATCAGGAATAAGATTACTAACAGTAAATCCTTGCCCTTGTAAAAATGCAATCGCTTCATTCGTCATCAACGAAATAGCATTCTCTTTTTTGCCCTGTAATAGGGCTAAACGCTGCTTAAATAAGGCATCACTTTCAGCCTTTAAATCAGCAAGTTGTTTACGTAATTCAAATGACATTCTTTATCCCCTTATAACCGCCTAAAATTAAAGCAATTATAGTACGAAGTGCCACAATAAAAAAGCCCCAAGTCTATCAACTCGGAGCTATCAAATTCATTTGTGCGTTCTCAACGTGCTAAAACCGCACTATAAATAAAATAATACACCTAATAGCTAGCCATTTCAAGGATTTTTTGAAACTTTTTTAGGGGAACTCAAAAAATTTAGGGGAAATTTCCCCTTTTCTTATAAATCCTCTGCAATAATAGAAAATTTTCGCACGCAACGACCCAGTACGTTTAAACGTGACAAATCATCAATTTCAAAGCTCGATCCCACGCGCTCATTCTCCGCCACCGCATTTAATACACCGCTCGGTGTTTGATATAAACGACGCACATACAACTCATTATTCATTACAAACAAATAAATCCCTTCGCCAGCATATTGTTTACAAGTCGTATCCACAAACATCAAATCTTTTTTATTAATTACCGGCGACATACTCTCATTAAACATCGTTATCATCGCCACGTTCGCCGTAGAGCGTAATTTCAATAAATCCATCATCCCATCTTGCGAAAGGTGCAAAGCTTCAAAAGGGCGAGGGAAATGCGCATTAATTATATCTGTCTCAGCTAAACGATTTACATCTAAGGCAAAAACCCATTCTTCCGTTGGCTTCGTTTTTAATGAAACCTGCTGCTTATGCAACATCTCGCGTAATTCATCACTTCCACTGTCAAAAAAATTATTGACGGTCTGCCCCTGATTGTTATTGATCTGAGAATTTTCCAAAGTGGAATGACTGACGATCATATCGCCGCCATTGCGTAGCCAGTTAGGATCGACACCTAACGCATTGGCAATCTCAAGAATATTTCTTGGTTTTTGAGTTTCACCTTTCACGATATTACTGATCGCACCTTGGGTAGTCCCCACCATTTCAGCTAAATCATTTTGCGTCAAATTCCGTTCAAGCAGTGTTCTTTTTAATCGTTCCGCTAAAGTTGTCATAAAAACCCCCTATTATTTTTAATAGAAATCTTATCAATCTCTAACCCAATAGTAAAAATAGTTTACTTATTCAATGAAATTAGTTTAAAATTAGAAAAGTATTTTTATTTAAATATTTTACTAATATGCAAAATGAGACAATTAATTTAGCCATTCAAGAATGTGGAACACAAAAAAAACTAGCTAACGCCTGTGGTGTTACGCAAGGTGCAGTTGCTTTGTGGCTAAAGGGTGGTGGTATCAATGGCAAATACATCCCGCTTATCGCCAAAGCATCTAACGGAAAAGTCACCGAAACCGACATCTTGCGCTCACTCACAAAGTCACAATAGCGCAACGAATAGTAAAAATCTTCAAGAAAAAGGAAAGGTTTTAATGAACAGTAAAGACATTCAGCGCACGTTACATCGCGATTGTAAAAACGCATCTGGCGGTATCACTACGCTGGCACTCACGCTAGGCAAATCGCCGAATATTTTAGGCAATAAACTTAACGTAGAATGCGAAAACAATCATCTCAGCTTTATCGAAGCCCTCGATCTCATCGAAATCACCAATAGCACGCGCACCGTCGCCGCCATTGCCGACAAAATCGATCATCTTATCGTACCTATGCCCAAATGCGCCAGTTGCTGCGCCGATGTCGTGCAAGGCTTTTTAGACATTACCACCAATGCAGGGAAAATTGGCGAACAAATCAAAAGCGCAGTCCATCCTAATTCAGATTTAGGGCGCGAGTTATCCAACAAAGAAAAACAAACGATTTCCGCCAGCATTGACGCGCTCATTGAAAGCGCATTGTGCTTAAAGTGGGAATTAGAGCAATAAAAAAACCACGGCGGGAACCGTGGCTAATTCATTAAGGAATATACAGATGAATCAATTATTAACGATTACGAAAGAAAACGCAAGTACTTTGACGATGAGTAGTCGAGAAATTGCGGAGTTGTGCGAGAAGCGTCACGATAACGTATTGAAATTAGTGCGTGAATTGATTGAAAGGGGTCTCCTAAAAAATACGATACCCCATTCCTACATTCATCCGCAGAATAATCAACGTTATTTTGAATTTTTTTCAGATAAGCGAGACACCCTTGTAATTGTCGCTCGCTTATCGCCCGAATTTACCGCCGCTGTTGTTGATCGCTGGCAAGCGTTGGAAAACCAACAAAAACCAACCGCACTTATTCCGCAATCTTTTTCTGAAGCCTTGATGTTAGCTGCTCAGTTACAAGCAGAAAAAGAGCGTAATGCGCCTAAAGTCGCTTTTGTTGATCACTATGTGGAAGTAGGGACGAGTAAATCATTTCGTGAGACGGCGAAGATTTTAAAAATGCCTGAGCGTGCATTGGTTAATCGCTTGGTGGAAGATAAATATTTGTATCGTCAATCAGGCGTGCTTTTGCCATATCAATCGGCGCACACGAAAGATCTTTTTACGGTTAAAACAGGTACCGCTGAACACGGTCACAATTACACACAGACACGCGTAACAAGCAAAGGCATTGAATTTATTGCGTCACGTTATGCTTCGGAGTTGATGCTATGAGTATGCGATTAATGGTTCAAGCAATGAATTGTAAGGTTGGCAATCCTGCTAGAAAACTTGTGCTTTTAAAACTCGCTGATAATGCCAATGATGATGGAATTTGTTTCCCAAGTTATCAATACATTGCCGATAAATGCGAGATGACCCGACGTAGTGCAATCAATCACATTGAATATTTAATCAAAATGGGATTAGTAAGCAAAAAAGAACGTAAAAATAAAGATGGTTCCATCTCAAATTTATACTTTTTACACCTTGAACAAGGTAGTGAAAATTTTGCACTGGGTGGTGAAAATATTTCACTAGGTAGTGAAAATTTTGCACTAGGGGGTAGTGAAAATATTTCACCCAGAACCAGTCACTCTTTAGAACCAGTCAATGAACCTAAAAAAACTACGCAAAAAAGCGAATCCGAAATGTTGCTTGAGCAGTTCGGTATTACCGGACAACTGGCGAAAGATTTTATTGCACACCGCAAAGCCAAAAAGGGCGTAATTAATCAAACACAGCTAAACCGTCTGCAAAAACAGGCGGACAAGGCGGGGATTTCGATTTGTGAAGCGGTGGAGATTTGCATCGAACGCAACTGGCAGGGATTTAACGCATCGTGGGATTGGCGTGATGAGAAACTGCGACCAAATTTACCGCACTTAGGGCAATCACACCCCAACAAACCCAAATTTGACGATACGCAGACCGGCTGGTCTGCAGGAATGAATTTCACAGTGGACGGTACGCAATGGCAAATTCCATAACACAAGACCAAATTAACACGCTCCCGCCAGAACGAGCACAGCGTGCGGAAGAGACGATTAACTGGCTCTTTAACGAGCTTAAATCAATTTTTCCTGGTTGGCGTGCAGCCTTTGAAACCGAAGCGGATTATCTCTCTGCCAAAAAAACTTGGTTGCGTGTGTTGGCACGAGAAAAAATTACGAGACCTCAGTTGGAGAACGGGCTTTGTGAAGCGGAAAAATCGCTTGATAAATTTTTACCTAGCGTAGGGTTGTTTGTTTATTGGTGCAAAGCCTACGACTATCACGCACTGGGTTTACCGAACGAAGCGGAATTATACCAACGTTATAACACTTTCTTAGGCTATGCCCGATTCAATCGGGATGAATTTCAATATCGTTCAAAAGTGGAATTTTGGTTGCTTAAAAATCTGTATGAAAAGTGCAAGAAAAAATCGGAAGAGGACACGTTGAAAGCTATTCCGAAATTACTCACAGAAGCGGCAGAAAAAGTGCGGTCGAATTTTCCTTTTGAGGATGTTCCGAAAATGATTCCAGCAAAACCAAGTTTTTACGATAAAGCTAAGGCTGATAAGGCGCGCGATAGCTTGATGGCAATGATGAAAGGGGCGTTGCAATGACAGAACAACAATTTGCCAAAAACATATTTGGAGTCGATAAAAAATATCAAATCATTTACGCAGATCCACCTTGGCGTTATCAAGATAAAGGTTGTAGCGGTAATGCAGAAAGTCATTATAACACAATGGGAATTGATGATATTTGCGCATTACCGGTTAAAGACATTGCCGACAAAAACGCAATTTTGTTTATGTGGGTGACTTACCCAATGTTGGCGGAGGGGTTAAAACTTATTGAGGCCTGGGGGTTTAAATACAAAACAATCGGTTTCCAGTGGGTTAAAACAAATAAAAAAAATAAAGATTCATTTTTCTTCGGATTGGGCCGCTGGACGCGCGGAAACACCGAATGCTGCCTCATTGCGACGCGCGGAAAAATTAGCCGCGTAAATAACTCAATTAGTCAGCTTGTGATTGAGCCAATCCAACATCACAGTAAAAAGCCAGATTCGGTTAGAGGATTAATAACCGAGCTGGTTGGAGATCTTCCGCGAATTGAGCTGTTTGCGCGGAATAAAACCGATGGTTGGGATGTTTGGGGTAACGAGGTTGGTAATGATTAACTGTAGTTACAAACGCCCTAAATGTGGCGTGCCTCTTGAGGATTTATGGGATTACCACCTTTAGGAATGATGCTATGAGCCAATACAAACCTTTCTTTTTACGCGATCAACGCATTAAAAATAATTGCTTGGATTTAATCAAAGAGCTGCCAACAGACGATAAAAAACCGTTGGTAGTCAAAATCCAACCAATAACACGCTCACTTGAGCAGAACTCAAAACTTCACGCACTACTAAGCGATATTAGCAAACAGTGCGAATTTAACGGTAAAAAGCGAGACATTGACACGTGGAAAATGATTATGGTATCGGCTCACAAAATTGCAACAGGTGGTCAGGCTGAAATGGTGATCGGGCTTGAGGGGGAAGTTATCAATCTACGAGAAAGCACCGCTCAAATGAGCGTAAAACGACTAGCAAGCCTAATAGAGTACATTACCAGCTGGTGCGTGCAAAATGGTGTGAGATTTAACGATAGATGGGATTTTAAATGAAACGTTTAAACGATGACGAGATTTTAGAGTTAAAAATCGTACTTTTTATTGCGGCGATTTGGGTAATTTTTCAGATGGTGTTTGGATAATGGCTAAAGAATATAAATGCAAAATGTGCGGAAACTACTTTATAAAAACCGTTTCAAGTCTGCAAAAGGTCTGTTCGCCAGAATGCGCCATTAAACTTTCGCGCGAACAGACCCGCAAGGCACGCGAGAAAAAAGACAAACAGGCGCGAATCGAAAACCGCAAAAAAATGACCGCACTTAAAGAGAAAAACAAAACCAAGCACGAATTGACCAAGGAAGCGCAAGCGGCAGTAAATAAATATATCCGCCTGCGCGATGTGGGCAAGGAATGTATCTCCTGCGGCACGCCCTTAGTAGCAGAACAGCTAGGAGGCGGGTTTGATGCCGGACATTACCGCTCACGCAGTGCTGCGCCACACTTACGCTTTTACACGCTCAATATCCATGGGCAATGTAAAAAATGCAACTGCTACTATGGCGGTAATGTACAGCAATATCGCCTAGGATTGCTAGATAGACTAGGTAGCGAAAAAGTCGAACAAATTGAAGCTGACAACCGCCCACGGCATTATTCCCCCGATGACTTACGGCGAATCAAACAGATTTTTAACAAAAAATGCCGATTAATAGAAAAAAGAAAGGGATAATATGCAGACCAAACACATCTTAGATATTAAATTAACTGCTCGCCGTTATGGCAAATGGGCGCGTGAAGGCGTGGGAATTAACTATCCCGCAATTCAGCCTTTTTTACGCAAAGCCACACCCGATCACGGCATCCCGATGTTGGATGATGAAACCGCAATGCGCATTCACGACGCAACACTTATTATGCGCAACGTCACACCAGAGTTATATCAAGTGTTTATGCTACGGTATGTTAGCAATTTATCGCAAGGTGACGTAGGGCGGGAAATGAGAGTGAGTGTACCAACGATAAAATCTTATCTTTACGCCGCGCATCAATCTCTAAAACTACTTCTAACGCAAAATAAGTGTATTTTTCTCGCTTAAACTTTCATCAAACGTCTGCTTCGGTAGGCGTTTGGTTTCTAAAATGTGATCTATATCACTGAATGATCCCCACCTATTGTGTAATATGCCAAAAATCTCTCGCTAACATCAAGGAAACTAAAATGAAAAAAGCTGTGCTATCCTCGCTAATCTTAGTTGCATTACCCTTTTCAACGCTTGCCGAAGATAAAATCTACAATCCAAGTCCACAAGAAATTGAATTAATGAAATTAGTGATCAAGGAAGAAATAGATGTCTACTTTCAAGGTGGGAAAACTGCTTATAAATATGGTGATTACGTATTTACCACCATATCTGAATTAGAAAAGGAATATGATAAAAATGAAGCTCGAGCCAACAAAAAATTCAAAGGCAAAAATTTGATAGTTTCAGGCACGATAGGTAGCATTGAGACGGATTTATTCGATCACCCGTATATTGTATTTAAATCAAAAAATGAATTTAACTTCAACGCGACACAAGCAAAATTTAAAAAATCTGCTTACGATAAAGTGATCGATTTAAATAAAAGCGATAAAGTAAATTTAGTTTGTGAAGGTGCCGGAGAAGTGGCGGGAACACCAATGCTAGACAATTGCCAATTCCGCGCCGATGTCATCAAATCCATTACAGATCAATATCTCACAGATTATAATAACCTTTTAACAAAAGGCGTAGATACATCAAAAGTATTTTTAAATAAGATCGTATATATCGTCGCACGACGAGCGTATATAACCAATGGATTTAGCAAATGCAGTAAAAAAATTACATCTGATTGCCTTGATAAGGGCGTAGATAAGAAAAAAGAAAAAGCAATTGAAGATGCGGCTGAGAATAATGATTTTATCCCTGAACTTAAACCATTAGCCGAATATTTAGATTTCCACTACACCCCAAAAGATCAGCGAAATAATCAATAAGGAATGTATTATGACTGATGCCATTTTAAAAGATAAAATCCTATCTCACGCCCAACACGTATTACGCGCTGGGCCACATTGCACAACCGAAGAAACTACCAAGCAAGCATTAATTCTTCCATTCTTGGATATATTAGGCTTTACATCATACGATCCAACTAAAGTAAAAGCGGAATATACTGCAGATTTTGTCGGCGCAAAAAATGGTGAACGAGTGGATTACGCGCTATTTTGTCATAACGTGCCGGTAATGTTTATTGAAGCAAAATCCTACAATGAAGACTTAAGCAATCACGCACCACAGCTCGCGCGTTATTTTAATGCAACCCCTGAAGTAGCCGTTGCAGCAATTACCAATGGCAAAGAATGGCGATTTTTCACTGACTTGAAAGATAAAAATATAATGGATAGTACGCCATTTTTACGCATAAACTTTAGCAGTCTTGATGAAACTAAAATCCCACAACTAGCGCAATTCTGCCACGATAAGTTTCAACCAGAAGCACTCCGCACATTAGCGGAAGAAAGTGTTTATCTTTCCGCTTTCACTAAGGTTATTTCATCGTCTCTAAAAGATGTAGATAGCGATTTTGTTCGATATATTGCCGGTCGTTCCAATATTGGACGCCAGCTTAACCAGCGTTTTATTGAATCCATTACCCCAATCGTGAAGCAGGCAGTTGAGAAAGCTGTGAGCGAAATGGTTGTATCAGGCTTATCCAAGCAGCCGGTAATGGAGCAGTTGGAAGAGCCAGCATCGGAGATGATTGATGAAACCGCGCCTGTCGTCGATCCTAACAATAGTAAAATCGTGACAACCTATACTGAGCGATTATTATCTGAATATGTTTCATTAATTCTAGGCGAAGAAGTTAAACTGATCGCCAAAGACACTGAAAGCTATTTCAGCATTTTGTATCAAGGAAAAACGAACCGCTGGATCTTACGTTATTACGATAACAAGCAACGCCCATCGATTGTAATTCCTATAGAGCTAAATGACGAGAACAGAAAGGAGATCGTGCGCGCTGGTTTGGAAATCTCAGGCAGCCAAATTATTATAGATTGCCCTGAAAACATCTTAAGATTGAGCGGTATCATTCGTGATTGCCTTGAGTATTGTCAAGATGATGAAAATTTTAGAGTGAAGAAAAAATAACGCAATACACAACCCACCCAGCCCGCAATCGCGGGCTTTTTTATTGCCTAAAGGAAATAAATTAAAAAAATATTAAAATAATAGTTTACTTATAAATAGTTTTCTATTACCATACACACATCAAAACAAAACACCCATAAGGAACCCAACATGAACATTAATAGCCCAGCAGAATTAAAAGCCTTTTTCATTACCGAAGTGTTAGAGCGTTACGCAGAGAAAACAGGAAAAGCCTTAGAAGCCTTAGCAGATTTGTTTATGACTAATGAAGATTTCAGAAATCTGATTATGGATGAAGTTGAAGTAGAGGCAAAACAAGTTGTAGCACATATTTAAAAATGTACCCACCGCAATAGCAGGCGTAAGCCGAGAGATAAGCAGAGACGGCAGTGGGATTTAATAAAAGAAGAAGAAAAATAAGAACAGTCACTTAAGTTTATCGCCTAAAGTTTTTACTAAGCCCTTTGAGAAGGTCTTGAATAAAAATTTTAATTGCTCTTTAACAAATCGAATCACCCACGAACCAACATCAACATTGGGAATAATGCGTAACTTGAACGCGTGGGGCTGAGGCAATCAAGACAACACCATTTTTAACCGCACTTTTCTCTTAATGCAGCCGAAATCGATTTGACCGGCGACCGCGTTGCGGAATCTGACAAATTAAGCGCATTATCACATTAAAGCGCGGTTAAAAATGGTACACAAACAAGGACAACTATGGCAACTATCATCGTAAAGCGTGATGCAGGTTCGCGCAAATTCACCGAAAAAGGCGAAATTTTACAACGTGGTAAAGCGGGCAGATTAGAAAGAATGTTCGATAAACAACGTCGCATTAATGCCGCGTTTGAAAAAATGGTGGTAAAAGAAAGTGCGGCGGATCGCGCAATTAAATTTGCAGCCAACCGCCAAAAAGAGCAATTTATCGACATAGCCAACTACCACTGCTGCAAAGGTAAACCTGCTGGTACAAACACCGTGCACGCAGTGCAGAAGCGCAGATTAGGGGTAAGAGAATTAATACGATAACCTCAGCTTGAGCCTTACAAGTATAAAGAAAGTCATCCTATTCTAGACAAAATTAGCATAGACTGATTGCACTACTCCACTGACCGCTCGAAAGGGCGGTTTTTTTAGGGTTATTTAAAATGAAAAATAAAATCACAGACTTAAACAATCATTTATTTTCCCAGTTAGAAAAACTGCTTGATGAAGACTTAACCGATGAAGAACTTAATCGAGAAATTAAACGTGCCAATGCCGTATCAGGCATTGCGGCAAATATTATCGCAAGCAATGCGATTTCGCTTAAAGCAATGACATTGTTTGAAAATCGTCAAATTGAAAGAGAATCCCCTGATTTTCTAAGAATATCTAAGGCGCAAGGCGATGACCTCTAATGCGGAACGATTTAAATTCACCGATGAACATATTGCGTTTATTCGCTTACATTGGGATAAAAAGCCATCTGATCTAATTAAATTGTTTCAGCAACAGTTTGCTTTATTAATAAATCGTAATGTTTTCTATAAATTAAAAAAGAAACACAATATTCCAAGCCTTAAGCATGCTAATCGTTACAGCAAAGAAGAACTTGCGTTCATTAAAGCGAATTGCACGTTAAATGAAAGAATCTTGGCTCAAAAAATGGAAGTTTATTTCAATAAACCATTTAATCCACACGCGTTAAAGGTTTTGCGCGTGAAGAGACAATGGCTAACCGGACGAAGCGGTCGATTTGAGAAAGGTGAAAATTTAAAACCGATTGGCTTTGAGCGATATTGTAAAAATGCAAAATGTTGGTTAATAAAAGCAAGCATTAAACGTTATGAACGGAAATCGCATTATCTCTGGCGCAAAGCCGGTAGAAAAATTCCGCGTGGACATATTATTGATTACAAAGACGGCAATTCAAGAAATTGCACCATTGAAAATCTCGAATTAATTTCACGCGTTGAAATGGCTTGGCGAAAGAAATTACAGTATCACCAACTCAATGATGAAATTAAACCCACCTTTTCCGCCTTTGTAAAACTCAAAGAAGGCATAAATCAACGTAAAAAAGAGAAAGATATGGAAGAAAATCAATCCCCCAATATTGCCACGCAGGAACCGACAACATTTACGTTTGAATTTACCGAACACGAATTGCAAACAATGGCGTGGGCGTGGTTTGCTTTATTGCGTGGCATGGAACTTTGCCAAGTGCTTCACCCAGCATTAAAACAAATTGGTTCGCACTATGCTGCATCCGTTTATAGCATGGCTTACGAATATCGCAGCACTCTCCGTCACGCCCATAACGTATTAACACGCATTACAGCACAATTTGAATGCGAGCAAGGCAATAACTGGCGCGTATTAAAATATCTTCGAGCCTACGATCCTAAAAAAACGGATTTTCAGCTAGATATTCTCTAAAACACCACAAAATCCGACCGCACTTTTTTAAGTCTGCGGCGGATTTTTACACCCCAAATTCAACAAATCGACTAAAAAGGAAACAAAATGAAACGCTCAAAAAAACCATTACGCCAAGAAAAACAAAGCTTCACGCACTTTATGAAAGGCAGTGAAAAATGGCTAAACAGAATCTGCTATTTTCTCGCCGCCTTGATTATTGCCCTGATTGTAGGTGGGATTAGCCTACACGCCAATGCCCACCCCACCGATTGGCACGATAACGAATTAAGCCAACAAATCCAAGCAGAAACACAGTGTGAACTGAAAGGTGGCATATATGAAAATGGCGTATGTTTACCACCTAATCTTACACTGGCAGCAGAAAAAGAACTGCAGGATTACACCGCACAAAAACAAGCAGAAATTAACCGCACTTGGAGTAAACAATGAAACCTTCCGATGATTACTACTATCAACTCGATGCTGCACACCAACGTAAAGTGGATTGGCAAGCAGACTATGAAATCGCTTTAGATGAAGTCGCCACGGAAATTGACAATGATTTACAACAAGGCGACCAAACGCATTATCACGAACTCACGGAAATGCTGTGTGATAACGATAATTTCTGGCTTGCCATTGGTAGCGGTGCAAGTTATGAGCCTTATAGACAAGAGGCGATTAAGAAAATTGCAGAGCGTGAATTAAACGACAGAATGAATGATTATGACCTGGAGTAAAAAGGAAATTAATATGTTAGATCTGATTCTATCCACCGAAAGCCGTGTGCTTTCAACCAATATCACCGACTTTGAAAAACAAGCCGATCAATTTTTATCAACTCTCACCGTTAAATTTGAAACCGATGAAGATTTTGCAGCAGCAAAAGAAGAAGTAAAAATACTCAAAGAAGTTGAAGACAAAATCAGAAATTCAATTAAGTTAGCGCAAAGCGGTGAAATTGCGAAATTGATTGAATCGGCAGAAAAAATTGCCGAGAAATTCCGCGAAGAACGCTTAAAACGCGACAAGCTAGTTAAGTCAAAAGAATCTGAAATTAAAGAAAACATCGTAAACACGGCTTTTGAAAACATCAGCAAAGTGCGGTATGGCTACGAAAGCGATATATCAATCGCACTTGAGCGTACAATGCCGAAACAGGACTTGCTCAAACGTTTACACAACGCCACTGCTCGCCGTAGCACGTTGGCAACACTCACTAAAGCGGTACAAGCGGAGGAAAATTTAATCCTTGCTGAACTCGCTCAAGAATCTGCCCGATTAATCGCAAGACGAAAATTATTACCAGTATCGCACGAACATCTTTTCAAAGATTGGTTAGAGCTAATCACAAGCAACTGCGATTTAAAACCAATCGTAGAAGAACGTATTGAAATGGAAGAACAGCGAGAACAAGCCCGAATCGCACAAGCGCAAGCAGAAGCTGAAAAAGCAAAAACGGAAGAAGCCGAGACTGAAAGTGCGGTAGAGAAAACGCAAGAAAATTTGACCGCACTTGCTGATGAGCAGCTGCAAGATTTCATCATTTCCATTCGATTAAATCAAATTACCAAATCACAAGCTATCGCAATAGCTCGTGGGCTAAAAGAACGATTTGGTGATGCAGTTAAGCTCAATAAAGTAAAAGAGGAGAAATAAAATGGCAACCGCACTTCAAACGCTAACAAATAAACTCGCAGATCGTTTTGATATGGGGGACGGTACTGGCTTAACCGATGTACTAACGAATACCGCTTTCCGTGGTCAGAAAGTTTCTCAAGACCAAATGACCGCACTTTTGGTTGTAGCGAATCAATATGGTTTAAATCCTTGGACGAATGAAGTTTACGCATTCCCCAATAATGGCGGTATTGTACCGATTGTGGGTGTGGACGGCTGGGCACGAATTATGAATGAACATCCACAATATGACGGAATGGATTTTTCTTTTAGCGAAAAAGGCGATAGCTGCACTTGCACAATCTACCGCAAAGACCGCTCTCGTCCAATTATCGTGACTGAATATATGGCGGAATGTCAGCGAAACACGCAGCCGTGGAAATCTCACCCTAAACGAATGTTACGCCACAAGGCTATGATCCAGTGCGCACGTTTGGCTTTCGGCTTTACTGGCATTTACGATCAAGATGAAGCGGAACGAATTGTAGAAACAAAAGATCCGATTAACGTTACACCGCAACCGACTGTAATTGAAACTCAAGCAGTAGAACTCATCACGCCTGAACAAATTGAACAAATCACCCAGTTAGTTGAAGTCACTCAATCAAATATGACTCAGCTATTAGCGGCAGCTGGCCGTGCACCAAGTCTTGAAAAGGTAACAAAAGCAAATGCCAAACATGTGATTGAAAAACTCCTAACCAAACTTGATAAACAGCAAGCTCAAGATGAACAACTTGGTGAGGATGTACCGATATGTTAGATGGACTCATCACACTCGATTGTGAACAAGGGACAGAGAAATGGCTTGCCGCACGATGTGGCATTCCTACCGCCACTGGCATTTCAAATATAGTCACGCCAACGGGTAAAAAATCGGGGAGCTATCTCCCCTATCTTGCCGAACTCATTGCTGAAAGCATTGAAGGCTTAAAAGAAAACTATAAATCAGAAGATATGGCGCGCGGCAACGAATTAGAACCATTTGCCCACGCTGCCTACGAATTTGAAACAGGCAATACAGTTGTTCAGGTTGGCGGTGTGTATCTTAATGCAGATAAAGATTTAATGATTAGCCCTGACGGATTAATCCCTAATCTACGCAAAGGGCTTGAAATCAAATGCCCTCAGATGAAAACGCACATCAAATACCTACTACAAGGCGGTGTACCACAGGAATATCTCATTCAAGTGCAATCTGCTCTTTGGGTAACTGGCTATGAGACATGGGATTTTGTCAGTTATTGCCCTGAATATTACAAACAACCGTTTTATTTATTCACGGCACAACGCGATCAAAATTTAATGAAAGCGTTCGATAAGCTCATTCCCGAATTTATCAAAACACTTAAAGCCTATAAATCAAAGGAGTAAATATGGACGAAAAACTAGAAGGATTAAAAGAAGCTTATCTTTTTTATAAAAAAGTATTAAAAGACAAAGATGCGATTGCTTGTGGTTGTGTAAGCGATGCCGAAGAATGGTTATGTCGTGAACTTGATAAGCTTTTTAAAGATTAGGGGTAAAAATGGCAGGAATTAATAAAGTAATTATTGTGGGACATCTAGGTAATGACCCTGAAATGAGAGTAATGCAAAACGGCGAACAAGTAGCGAATATTAGCGTAGCAACCAGCGAAAGTTGGACAGATAAAAACAGCGGAGAGAAAAAAACTCAAACAGAATGGCATCGCATTGTGTTCTATCGCCGTCAAGCTGAAATTTGCGGTCAATATTTACAGAAATGCTCTCAAGTGTATATAGAAGGTCGCTTAAAAACACGCAAATGGCAAGATAACAACGGTCAAGATAGATATACAACAGAAATACAAGGCGATGTTTTGCAAATGCTAGGAGGTCGCCAAGATGAGCCAAAGTCACAAAGTAAATCACGACCAAAACCAAATAAACCCGACCCATTAAGCGCAGCAGCTGAACAAGATGGGTTTAATGATGATATTCCGTTTTGAGTTACATGATAAGCCACTAACCAATAGTGGCTTTTTTATTATCTAAATTTGAGAGACAAAAAAATGACTGAAGAAAACAAAGAAATTATAGCTTATAAAGGGTTTAAGCAAGACTGGACTTGTCGAGGTTATCAGTATGAGGTAGGCAAAACGTATGAGCATAAAGGTAATGTTGAGGCTTGTGAGAGTGGATTCCACGCCTGCGAATACCCGCTTGATGTGCTTAGCTATTACAGTCCAGCGGTAAGTAAATTTGCTGTAGTTAAAATGAGCGGCGAAACATCAAAAGATAGTGATGATACAAAAATTGCATCTGCAAAAATCACGATCGAAACCGAAATTAACTTACCGGAAATGATAAAAAAAGCCGTTGAATGGATAAAAGGTAAAGTTGATTGGGATGCTGCCAAGGTGTCCAATACAGGCTATTGGTCGGCAGCGACTAATACAGGCTATCGGTCGGTAGCGACTAATACAGGCGATTGGTCGGTAGCGACTAATACAGGCTATCGGTCGGTAGCGACTAATACAGGCTATCGGTCGGTAGCGACTAATACAGGCGATTGGTCGGTAGCGACTAATACAGGCTATCGGTCGGTAGCGACTAATACAGGCTATCGGTCGGTAGCGACTAATACAGGCTATCGGTCGGTAGCGACTAATACAGGCGATCAGTCGGCAGCGACTAATACAGGCGATCGGTCGGTAGCGACTAATACAGGCTATTGGTCGGCAGTGACTAATACAGGCGATCGGTCGGTAGCGACTAATACAGGCTATCGGTCGGTAGCGACTAATACAGGCGATCAGTCGGCAGCGACTAATACAGGCGATCAGTCGGTAGCGGAAGTATCTGGCAAGCAATCTATAGCTGTTGCGCTTGGTTGGCAATCTAAAGCTAAGGCGAGTATTAATGGTGCTATTGTTTGTGTATATCGCAATCATGATGGCGAGCTAATCCATATCAAAGCATCAAAAGTCGGTGAAAATAACATCAAAGCTGATACTTGGTACACGTTAGATAAGATAGGTGAGTTTGTTGAGGTTAAAGATGACTAAAAAACCATATAGAGAACCTGTCTATGGTAGTGATAGATTCGTGGTTGAAGAACACTACTACGAAGATGATGCTTAAAATCCGCCGCTATTAATTAGCGGCTTTTTATTGTCCTCAACTCGGCTCGCTTAGGCGAGCTTTTTATTACCCCAAAAAAATAGGAGAAATAGAATGATTAGAAACAGTAGATGGACACCTGAGGTTCCACGCCCAACACTTGATGATGAACATTTATTTGCAGCGTTTTTAAAAGAATGGGTAGAAAAAGAATACAAAGATGAAATTAATTCAGCCAAGGAGTACTTTGAAGATGAAGAATTTGATATTGAATATTTTGGCATTTATCAAGACATTTTAAAAGTGTGGAGTGGCGATAATGAAGACACCGCTAAAAATCTTATTAAATGGCAAGGATGGGATTATCGCCAAGCCAAAGAATTTGAAGAAAAAAATCTTGAGTATGATTTTGATAAAGAAAATAACCGCCTATCTAAACAATGGGTAACTGACAATGTTTATACATTGCCTTTTTCTGTCGGTAGTCGCGTAAAATGGGGTTTAAAAGAAGGTATTATTATGGAGGATAAAAATAATAATTACCTACCTTTTGGAAAAGTGTGCGTATTAACAGATAAACAGGCAGCAGAAAATAAAAAATGGCAAGATCAAGGAATATCAAGTAGACATGGTGGTTATATTGTTAATTGGGAATCATTGGAATTGATAGAGGAAAAACAATGAACCTACTAAAATCCCTCGCTAGAAAAATCCTCAAAGAGGAACTCGAAAATAATAAATATCACTTTGAAAAATTAGGCAATCAAAATCTTGCCAAATCAAGACGCATTAAAGAGCTTGAAAGCGATAATGACCGCCTAAGAATTAAAGTAGAACAAATCCGACAGGACAATTTAAAACTCCGTGAAAATCGACCGCACTTTAAACACCATAATAAAAAAGGCGGTCGAAAATGAATGAAATTAACATCAAACTCCCCTTACATAAATTCCAAGATTTAATGATTAGTCACGTCCGATACAGCCTACCACGCCATACTTATATCGTTAGCGAAACTATTCACGATGTTAAAACCTACTGGAGCGTGTTAAGCAGTAATACTCGAGAGGTAATTACTCGCGATATTAATGAGCATCTGAAACGCTGGGCAAGCGACCGAAATAACGCATTCCACAAACTTGACTACGATTCGTGGGAGGAACTATTTGACTGGATAAATGAAAACCGCAGTAGCCCATCAACAACAGCTACAACAGCAAAACCGATTGTGCCTGTGTTGCCTGTGATTAATCCAAAACAGAGGAAAAAATAACCGCACTATGTTTACCTACGGTTCAATCTGTTCAGGGATTGAAGCAGTAAGTGTGGCATGGAAAGGCTTAGGTAAGCCACTTTGGTTTAGTGAAATTGAACCTTTTCCTTGTGCCGTGCTTACTTATCATTATCCCAACATCCCAAATCTTGGGGATATGACCACCTTACCCGAAAAAATCTTAAACCGTGAAATTCCTGCGCCTGATGTGCTTGTTGGTGGTACACCTTGTCAAGCATTTTCGATAGCTGGACTGCGAAACTCGCTAGATGACGAACGAGGAAATCTCACTTTAATGTTGATACACATATTAGAGGCTATTGACTATGTTAGATACCAAGACGGTAAACAGCCATGCATTTTGCTGTGGGAAAACGTACCAGGTGTCCTATCCACCAAGGACAACGCATTCGGACACTTTCTGGCTGGATTGGCTCAAGAACGTGAGCCATTACAACCGGCAGGGGCAAGATGGGCAAACTCTGGTTATGTGCATTCAGCCCGCACTATCGCGTGGCGAATCCTCGATGCTCAATACTTCGGAGTTGCCCAACGACGCCGTCGGGTGTTTGTTGTGGCAAGTGCTAGACCGCGAAGTGTCGCCCAGATACTCATTGAGCGCAAAAGCTTGTGCGGGGATATTGAGACGGGCAAAAGCGCGGAAAAAAACATTACCGCCTACACTGAAAGTAGCTTTGGAACGTATATCCGATCCACAGTGGGGGGGGTAGTAACTGCTAGTGGTGGTGCGCTTGGTGGCGGGTCGGAAATTCTTGTAGTACACGGCACGCAAGATCCGATAATATCATCCACCACCGCGCATTGCTTAGGTCGTAACGGCGGGCGAGAAAATATCTTATTTGATATTGCTCACCGCTCCGACGTAGTACGCATACAAGATGATGATACTACGCCGACACTAACGGCGCGCATGGGGACTGGCGGTAATAATATCCCTTGCATTGCTCTTGCTGGTAACACTATCGGCAGACAACCGCATAACGGCGGAAATGGCAATGGATTTGATGACAGCGGAGTAAGTTACACATTAACAACTACAGATATTCACGGTGTTTTTAATGGCTTAACAGTCCGCAAACTTACACCTTCAGAATGCGAAAAACTACAGGGCTTTCCGCCAGGTTACACGCAAATCCCATATCGCAATAAACTTGCGAATGATTGCCCTGACAGTCCGCGCTATAAAGCTATCGGCAATAGTATGGCTGTACCGGTTATTAAGTGGATCGGGGAAAGAATGATTAATTATTTAAACAAATAAATCCAATAGGCGTTCCAAGTGAGCGCCTTTTGTTTTAAGGAGATAAAAATGAGAGATGAAAAATATTTTTCGGTCGATGTATCAAATGATATCCATATAGTTAAATTACATAAAACACTAAAGCAAGCAAAAGAGAGTTGTTTGGCTGATGCTACTGATGCACATGAGTTCGCAGAAGATATGGATGACTATGAATATTATGAGGATAATGATTTACCGTATGCAATTTATGGGAAAGTTTTAGGTAAAGCTAAATGTAAAAGCAAAAAGTTAAGCGAAGAAGAGAAAGATGAGTATTGTACCGATCTTGACTATGTGCTTGAAAGACCAGAAATTGTTGATTATCCGACAGATAATGGCTGGATTAAGTGTTCTGAACGGTTGCCTGAACCTAATACAAGAGTTTTGATTTGTAGCCGAGACAAAGAAGTCGGGGTTGCTTTATATCAAGAACTAATTGGGTTTGGTTACATCCCTCTTTATGGCGAAGTTACTCACTGGCAACCATTGCCACAACCACCGGAGGAATAAATTATGGCTAAATATTTATATCGTTACGCATTGGAAAGTAACAATCCTACAAACAATGATGATGGAAATACATGGGAAGATGAAAGTAGGTGTTTTGATAATGTCGCTTTACATATCGCGAAAGAAAACGCTTATTCCTGGGATATGTTTGAAGAACCGGAACGCGAAGTTATGTATGTATGGAGAGATGGTGATTTTGAGAACAGACTGCGTTTTTTAGCTAAATTTGAAGTTATTCAACGGCTTGATGTGATAAAGCTAGAGGAAGACGACGACCCGAACGATTTTTAAAACCCATTTACAACCCATTAAATCGCCCTATCCTCTTTACAAAAAGATGAATAAGTTAGATGAAGTGGGCTAACTAAAATAAATCATTATAACCGCTCTTATGGGCGGTTTTTTATTGGAGGAAATATGGAACAAACGCTCACTATTCGCGATGTTGCAAAGTGCTTGAACCTTAGCGAAACAACCGTGCGGAAAAATAAATTAAAGTGGGGATTTTTCCAAATGGAAGGGTCTAGAATGTGGCGAGTTTTTAAATCCGATCTTGATCGCAATCGCAAAAAAGCTGAAAATCTCAGCGATCTATATGCGAAGGTCGGTGATACACAGGAGAAACAAAAATGCCGATCCGCAAAAATAAAAATGGCGTGTGGCAAATCGATTTTACCACACCAAGCGGCGAGCGAGTTCGATGCAGTAGTAAAACAACTGACAAAAAATTAGCTCAACATCTCCACGATAAGCTCAAGCACGAAGCATGGCAAGTGGATCAGCTTAACAAAAAGCCCGAAAAAACGGTGGAGCAAGCCTTAATTTTATTGCTCAAAGACGCAGAGCATAAAAAAGACAAACTCACCAAAATTCAGCACGCCAAATATTGGCGCGATGAAATCGGGAACAAGCTGCTTAGTTCTTTAACAAGTGAAGATATTCAAAATGCGATTCCTACGCACGTTGTACGCACAGGGAAAATACTTTCCCCAGCAACCCAAAACCGCTATCGTTCGTCCATTATGCGGGCAATCAATCTGGCAAAGCAAGCTGGTTGGATTGATGTCGTGCCTTATATCGCTAAAAATAGCGAACCCAAAAAACGCATCCGCTGGATTACTGAAAAGGAAGCAGAGCGATTATTAGATAGCTTAAATCTTAATTGGATGAAAGATGTCTGCCAGTTCGCCTTATTGACGGGGGCTAGAATGACGGAGATTTTGTCAATGACGTGGGATAAAATTAATTTTGCTAACAAAATGGCAATAGTTACTGGCGATATTGCAAAATCTGGACGTGGACGTTCTCTGCCTTTAAGTGATGACGCAATTAATCTAATCAAAGAAAGGATGAAATATCAAGTGTCTCCCTATGTTTTTCATAGCGGAACAGGGAAACTACGTGATGATATTTCACGAAGGGATTTTAAGCGCGCCTTGCAGCGAGCCAATATTAAGAATTTCCGATTTCATGATTTACGTCACACTTGGGCAAGCTGGCATATCCAACGCGGAACACCGCTAATGGTACTCAAAGAGTTAGGCGGATGGGAAACGATAGAAATGGTTCAGAAGTATGCACACCTAAATGCCGACCATTTATTGTCATACGTGAATCAAGTCAAATTCTCGTCAAACACTCGCCTTGCTAGGTAA